CTCTAAACAAGTTATTCATCCGGATCTCCAATGCTTTCAAAAGCGTTAGTGAGAACTTCTAACTTTTTCTCAGCTATGTCTCGTCGTTCTTTGTACAGTCCTGCAGTAAAGATACAAGAGGACAGTGCTTCTTTGTAAGCATCTAGCTCTGTCTTTGCCCTAATAGCTAGATTAGTCTGAGTCAACTCACACCAAATCCAGTATCGTTTTTGTTTATCTTGGTAAATTTCAAATCGATCTGACATTAGCTTTCACCAATCTTTCTGCTGTATCTACAACGATTAAAGGATAGTCTTCCTTGGCAAGCAACATAGTACCAGCTTCTAGGTTGTCTTTACTGATCAGATGCTTGTGATAGTGCTCGATCGAGTCATACTCTCTAAGTAGTCTTCGTGCCATAGCATCATACTGCCCATCAGATACCAGACTCTCATCGAGAATATAGTATGCATAAGAAGTAATAAGATACCATGGCACAAGCATGTGTTTATTTGTCTTTGTCAACTCGAAGTTTGTTACACTGAGCAACAATGTCCTCCAAATGAATAGGTGTGTAGTTTGTCTTTTCTACACAAACATTAATGTAAGGGCCTTCAGGACTATCGTGATTGTGGATATGTCCATGAACATTAACACCTCCATTTACAACAATCCTTTCATGGATGCTAGAAGGGTGAACAGGTACGTGAGTCAGTAGAAGGTTGTACTCAGTAAAGACTCGCCAGAGCATTACTTTCTTGAACCATCCTCCTTTTGAAAGGAAGGGGATATCATCATGGTTTCCTACGATTAATCGCTTAGAACCATGCAGTTTTGCTAGTAGACTACCAATGTTTTCATAAGCATCTTTACCCATGCAAACATCACCAAGATGATATACTTTATCACCGGGCTTAACTACTGAATTCCATCGATCAACAAGACATTCGTTCATTGATTCAGCATTGGCAAAAGGTCGTCCACAATATTGAATGATATTGTCGTGAAAGAAGTGTGTATCTGAAGTAACCCAAATGTTATGACTCATATTTTTCTTTCAACCTCGCTAATTCTTTTCGTTCTTTTTGTTCTGTAAGATGTCGGTATATAGCTCTCATTTCTTCAATGGTGCATTCTTTGTCAGGGCAGAACAACCCAAACATACCACCATCTTTTAGCTCAGAACCACATCGTTCACAATTCATTCTGTGCTCATTCCATTACCAACAGAGATCTTCCTGTACTTTTCGATCTTATGAAACTTCATGTCGAGCAATTCAAGATCAGTATCATACTCAAACCGATCATCCATTGTCTCTACAAGAATAGCACAGGCATTAACGTCGTTCCATTCTTTAATAAGAGCGTCATAGTTCTTTTCAAGGGTATTAGGATGAACCTCGTCCATTCCGAAGGCAGCACACTTCAGTGCCACTTGTGAAAGCTCTGCAGCTTCTTCTGCAAGCTTCATTAGGTAGTATTGTGTCTTGTTCATAACACTTATTTCCTGTTGATAGTGTAGGTGGTAACTCAAAATGTCGTATTCGCAGTTTGTAATCACAAGTTTCACACCTGTAGACTACATCGCCAGAAGCAATTAGGATGTCATACCATCGCCAATTGCACCGCTTCATTTTAGACTCTTCTTGTAAGTGTACTCTGCAGGAGAGTAGTCTAGTCTAGTGTAGAGTTTGCTAAGATCAGACATTTCTTCTGTATAAGACATAGTAACGTACTGTGCTTTTGCTTCTTCTTTAGCCCAATACTCAAACTCTTTAAGCATCATAACGCTAGATGCTGTTTTACGATAATCTTCTTGAACATACCAACCAATTTCACCAGCTAGTACGTCATCAGTATAGGAATGCTCACTTGAGAATCCAAGTAAGAAACCTACAACCTTTTGATCGTCTTTCATTACAATACAGAAGTAACGACTAGTGTAAACTACAGCTGCTTCAAATAGAGATCTTGCTTTAGCTTTGTTAAACTTAGAAGAAACCCCATACAGGTCATTAAACTCGTCAGATAAATTAACTACTTGCTCAATGTCATATACCTGTAAACGTTCTAGTCGGATCATGCTGTTACCTCTGTTTTTATGATTTCAAACTCATCTTCATCTTTCTTTTCAACTTCTTCGAGACGACCTGTAACTGAGTTAAATCGATACGCACCTGCTGGACCTGTATTACCAGTCTTCCTGTCTTTGAGAAGGTAGATTTGGCTACGATTTCGAACCATTTCGTTCTCAGCCAGTTTGTTTCTAGAAATCGCAATAGTCTGAAATGAGATCTGCTTAAGCGAACCAGATCCTTTAAGGTCGTCTTCACTAATCGGTGCACCTGACTCGAATGAATCTTCGCCCGACTTAACTTTTCGAAGATGCGAAACAACACCGATCCAGATACCATGTCGCTTAACGAGTTTAAGTAGATCGGACATGAATCTGTCGATTGCAGCGTTAACATTACCATCCTCTGTCTCCGATACTGCAATAGTGATATGATCAAGATAGATATATCGGCAACCATTTAAGGCCATGTACTCAATCTTATCAATAAGTCCGTTATCAGAAACAGAACCTTGATGATCGAGAAGAATGACACGATTAGGTTGACCTACAGTAGCTTCCCAAGCTTTACGTTCTTCTTCTTCTGTTGTTTCTACTCCGGGCAATCCTAAACGCTTGTTTAGGTATAAACCCATGATACCGCCAACAGTTTCACCTACGTCTTCTTCGAGAAAAATACAACCAATCTTCTCATCTGTGGTCTTCAACAAGTGGAAGATATCTTCACGAAGCATAGTAGATTTACCGATGGAAGTACCAGCAGCAATCATTGTAATAGTGCTTAGTGCACGACCATGAGTTAACTTATTTAACGTAGCAAGGAAAGGAGGCCAAGGAACAAACTCTAAGTTCTTGAACTCGTTGTAACGTTCCCAAGTAGACTCACCGGGAATAATACCTGAAGGACTATAAGGTTTAGCATCCCAGATATAGTTCCAAGCTTTCTTAGTGCCTTCTTCAGAACCGTATTTCTTTAGTGTGTCACAAGCATCTTTCTCGTTAGCGTTAACAATCTTTACTTTGTCTGAACCAAGGATTTTAGCAGCTTCTTTAGAAGCCTTTTGACCTTGATCGTCTGCGTCAAACCAGATAACAATCTCATCGAACTTACGAAGCACATCACGGTTCTTTAACAGGTAGTTAGTTTGGTTCACACCGCCCATAGAACAGACAGGATAGATAGAACCATACTTCTGCAAGCTTGTCTGAGCTACAGCTAGAGCATCTTCTTCACCTTCAGTGATAACGATACGCTTACCGCCATTCATGAAGTGTTCAATACCGAAGATATTCTTTGCTTCACCAATAACATACTGATCTGCTTTGTCTTTAGGATTCTTAGTCTTGTAACCAACAGTAGACGTCCCGTCATTATTACTAAACGGGAAGTAGTAACGATCAATGTCACCTCGCTCATCATATGAAGCTTTCACATTGAAGAATTCTGCTACTTTCTTCGTGATCAGCCGTTCAGCTAAACCACGGGAAGGTAACGCGAGAACATCATCAAGGCTAATCTCTTTTTTATAGTGACTACGACGATAGTTGTCAGTTTTATAGACTAGCTCTTCCTTGCCATGTTTTTTGGCATATTCTTTTTGGTAATCATACGATGCTTTACATGAGAAGCAATGCGCTGGACCTTCTTCATAGATCTGAACAGCATCACTACTTGCACAACGTAGGCAAGGTTGATTACGGTGTAAGGTCTTCCCCATAGGTCTCCTTCATTCTTTCAAAGAATTCTGTAATATACTTGTGAATACTTGGTGCATTTCTTGGTAATAGCGCTAGACCTGTACCAATACCGTCTGCGGGTACTACGACTGTCTTTCCCTTCTTCAACTCGTCTTCAACACGATCAAGATCAGGTTGTGCTGTTGCTAACCACTCGTCGAAGTCTGTTTCCCAGTAGTAAGCAGCATAGTTGTAGTTAGGATGCCGTTTAGTGATCACTCCAATAGCATTAGGCTGACCTCGACAAACCCTAGCTTGGCCACCTGTTCCTCGTCTGTCACTGTTGTCACCAAAGACAAAGTACTTGTCACTCTCCGAGGAGACCAATTGAGTCGTGTACCACTTCTCCGTCTTTATTGGCACGATAAGGTTCCTTGTTTTGAAAGTTAAAATGAAATAGAATTCTTCGAATGTCATCTACAGCTAGGACTACCCGATCAGTAGAAACACGAGGATAACCCTCTGGGTCTAGTGTTTTAGTAAGAAGATAGTCAATAAACTTCTCATCAATTTTCATACCATTTCCTCCAAGACCAACGACCAGTAACTAACCGGAATAGATGTTGTTCATACTTTACTTTCTCTAGCTTACCTATTTTTTCCCAAAACTCTTCGTTTCCTATATAGTGTTTAGCTTCTTCAATTAGTTTATCTCTATGAAGATAAGTCCTATTGTTGCAAAACAAGAACCAAAAAGAGATAATCCCTAAGCTAATAAGAAGACTTAGAATAGGATCAACCATGTTTGTACTTTCTCAAGTAATGTTTCAATCTTCGTTTATGTTGTTCAGTAACAGGTTCAGTAACCTTCCAAGTCACCTTGTCGATGAAGCGGTTAATGAACTCGTCGTTTTTACTAGGAGTTTCAGCTACTACTTGAGACCAAGTCTCAGCAAAGCTTAGTCCTCCAACAGAGTAATACTGCTCAAGAATGATAAAGACAAAGTTTTCTTTACCTTTTTCCTTGATCAGATCGTTAAGGTAGGAGCTAGAACTTGTGTAAGACTTCCAATTAGACTCTTGACCTTTGTTCAGCTTGCCCCTACCTTTGTAGTTTTTCTTACCAATGTATTTTTGATTGGTTTCTTTGTATACTATGAGATAGACAAAGCCGACCGCACGTTCAGGATCTAGTGTTAACCCTGTGTGGTCCCAATGGCTTGTCTTACTCAATTACCTCTATAGTCATGAAAACTCCTTCTTGACCCTTTCCCAATAATAAAGTTCTGCTTTCTCGAAGCTAGCAAAAGACCTCGAGAAGTAAAACTGATTCTCAATCCACAGTTCTACTTTATAGCTAACTGGTGGACCAACCAAACGTGTAACAGAAGCGTAACGACCTTTATTCAGTGGATATTCCAGAACGATCATTCATAAAGCTTTCTTTGAAGCGGTCCATAGTGAACCAGTCATAGTCTTTTCTTTGCAACCAGAGTAGTTTTCCGTTTGCAAGAAAGTAGTTTTCCCAGTCTTTGTCATAGGTCATGAAGTAGTGATCTAATACGGTAGAAGCTGCTTCAAGCACTGTAGTACAAGAGTCAATGATCTTCTCAGCCTTGATAGGACCATACTTAGGTAAACCGGGAATTTTGTCCATAGCGTCTCCCATCAACAACTGCTTTAGGAAGAAGCGATCTGCTTGCTCTTGGTCTACAATGTAGTACCTTTCTTTGTTGTACTTCGGATTGTAGTGAATACCAGATAACTGATCCATATCTTTGTCAACAGTTACGATAACACAGTTGTCGCCTAACTGTCGGCTAAGGATACCTAAGAGGTCATCGGCTTCGATGTTATCACCAACGACTACTTCGTCACGTTCATACAAGAACTCCTTAACTTTAATAAAGTGTTCAGGTTTTTCTTTACGACCCTTGACTCGCATTGTAGTCTGCTTGTAGTCAGGGTACATGTCGTCTCGGTAGTTCTTACCGTTTCTTGGACCTACTGCGATGATGCACTCATTGCAAAAAGCACCATCTGTATAGTCTTCAATGTTATACTTTAGCTTGTCTACTGCTGCTTGATAGTTTGTAGTCTCCCACAAAGTAGCATGCAATAACACATCACCATCAATCAACGCTATCAAGTTCGTCTACTACCTCTAATTTAAAATCGATATCAATTCGATCTTCTAGAATTTCAAGAAGATTTCCAATTTCATAGAACACATGTTTACCTTTGACAAAGGCTTCCTTTGATGGAGCAATCGTAAGACTGCAGTCGTAAGAATACAACTCGTC